TGAGCCTGAGACGCTGCCTTATTTTGCTGAGCGATTGCCTTATTTTGCTCGTTAAGGAAGAGCTGCATTCCGCTGATCGTTTTGATGCAGGTTATCGAAAATTGGTTGGCGATAACCTCGCCCATGATCCTTACGGCGTCGCGAGCGAACCGCTGGACCTTCCTTTGACGGTCATCTAGCCTATGGCTAGCAAAGGCACCCTTTATTCTTTGTGCCGTCGCGGTCTCATCGGGATTGGACGCGCCACGAATGATGTCCGACATACCCGTGACTTCGTAGAGGTCCTGCTTTACCTTGTCGCGGGCCTCGTACATCCCCTTGAGAGACGCCACAATCGACTCCAGGGGCATGAAGTCCACCGCCCCCTTGAGGCCGCCCTTCTCACCGAAGACCGCCCATTGATCGACCGGAATAAGCTTGTTATCGACACCCTCGGATAAAAGCCGGTCAAGGGCGGGTGCGCTGGAGTCGTAAACCCCGGCGACTTTGAGCGATTTCGTGACGCTCGCGATGCGCGCCGTAAGCTCATCGAGTTGGATCGCCTGGTCCTGATATTGCACGTAATCGGGCGTCGGGATAAGACTGTCTCCCGCCAAATTCGAAAACAAAGGCATCGGGCACGGGAAGAAATTCGATAGCTTTAGCGGGTCGTCCCGGCGATCAAGCGCCTCAGGCAAATCCTTGTGTAGCCATACCGCGACCTTCGCGCGCTTGTCCCACAACTCATAAATCGTGGCCATGGAACGCGACCCGGCAATGCCAGAGTCATTCAGCTTTTTTTGCTTGTAATCCATAGGAACGTTTTTCCACTTATCAGGAAAACGCTCTTTAAGCTCAGTCTTGTCCAGGTAGACGCATCGCCAAACCAAGTAGACTTCAGACCATTTCTTGCAAATGTTGTGCCCGAAATCATCGAACGTCACGTGATCCGGTATAACCTCTTCGAAATAGACTTCCTGTTCAGGCTCGGCATCTTCATCGTTATTTACGGTATCCGTAATTTCAACGCCGTCGCAAGGGCTTACATCGCGCATATGCGGCACGTACCGCATCCACATGACGCCACGCCCCACGATCGCGTCATCCCGCACTGCGTCCCGAACGACATCGCCAAATTCGGAGTCCCCGATGAAAAAATCGCAACACTTTTCCAACGCCTGGCCAGCAAGCCGCGCCGTATCGCCGCCATCCTGAAAGCGCCGCGTCACGCTCGCCTTTGGATCGCGCCCATAAAGCGCGGGCAATAGCGTCTGCACGTTCGACCACAAAATGTTGAAACGGCGCTTTTCGTCGCCAATTGCGCGCTCATTCTTATAGCGCGCCAAAATCTTTCGGGCCTTCTTCTCCCAGCTCGACGCCTCGCGTTCGTAAATGTTGATTTCTTCCAGATAGCTTTCGATGCCACCGTTCGTCGAGGCTATCGCCGCGCCTTCGGAGCCGTCTTCGTCGAACGCGCCGCTCACTGGTAAAGCGCCGTGACTTTGGGGGTCGTACCGCCAAGCACAATATTGCAGCCCGTGGCAAATGCCGCCGGTATTGGATACCAGCCATTCGCGGGCGCGGCAAATAACGCTAGGATAACGGCCCCGGTCTGCCCGACCGGATCGTCGTAAATCGTGAGGGTGACGCCAGTTCCCGAAGTAACGAAAAATCCAGCGAGAACACCGTCCGTGGCCTTTACCACGTTATTTCCAATATTCGATATTGCCTTATAAGTATAACCAGCGTTGGAACCAATGTAAGCCATTATATGCGCTCCGATTTTGAGATACCGTAGCCGTATTTATTTTCAAGGTCAAACAATTCTTCTGCCGTCATGTCGTTAAAGAAGCGTGATCGTGATTTCTTTTCGTCTATACGGGGCTTTTGCCAGACTTGACCTAGTATTTCGAGCGCGTCCGCCGCGTGAGACGACCAATCGTGCCGTGGTGTACTTTTGTAAATCTTGGTTTTTGTGTCAAACTCAAATTGATACTGCCTCAATGCATCAAGTCCCCGCGAACAGAACTCCTTATCGAACCAACAATACTCCAGCGTCTTGCGCAGTGCCTCGATACCGTTTTGCTGCGATGTCGCGGCAACGACGTACATCGTCACTCCAAGGGCATGCGCTTGCTGTACGATCGATCGGCCGCCAGCGGCCAAGACCTTGTTCGCGGCATCGTGGGGCACGTAGTGCTTGCCATACCGGTAAGGCTTGGACTTGATGACATCGCAGTAATGCGCGATGTCTTGCCCGCTCGCCTCGTAATAATCTATCACCCTGATTTCACGCGGTCCGGTAATCTGCCAAAACCAGATAGCCGTGGCGTCGTCGTATCCAAGGTCCCATGACGTGCATACGTCGGACGCGGCCTCGATAGGCAGCCCCGCAACGATGCGCTGGCCAGTCTCCGCAGCCGCCACCTGGCGTCCATACACCGCGCCCGTGATTGCCGCGTCGAACGAGCATTCGAACTCCTGCAAATACTCGTTTTCGGACATGAAATCGCGCATTTCATCGAGCTCGCCAGCGTCGAGGATGCCGCTTTCCGACGCCTTGAGGACCTGCAGGAACCACGTCTCCGGGCGCGCCTGAGCGACCTTTACCAGCTCGCCCAGAAGGTTTGCCCAGCCCTTCGGCGTGCCGGACACGTCGAGCCACCCCTTCCGGTCTGACAAGGCGGGGCGGATAATCTGAGTGAGGATAGCTTTTGCCATGCCCTGGGCTTCGTCGACGACGATGCCGTCAAAATAATTGCCGCGCATGCGTTCGGCGTTTTCGGCCCCGTATAGCCTGATAATCGCGTTGTTGTGGAAAAAGCGAAGTGTTAAATCTTGCTCATTGGTCTTTATGCAGTCTTCGCCAAGATCACGGAATGAAGAGGTGTAATATTTAAAGTATCCCCAGACCGTATCCTTGGCTTGCGCAAGCTGAGGATTGACATAAGCGAACTTTGGGTCAGTCTTTGTGCATAAAATCGCGTCTTTTATTATGCGATTTATTCGAGCAACAGATTTTCCAGCGCGGCGGTGGCATACAGACACAGAATATCGCTTACCGTTACTGTGATAATCCACAAAAGCGGCTCTTGGCTTGTAAGGTATGACAACATCCGGCACGATTTCATCGCCTTTTTCCGCTTGATCGACGTTCATAAAAATGATACATTTTCAGGATGGATAATGAACCTACTTCATGCAAGACTTGCGGATTGAGACTTGAACAGCTTCGCCCAATCGCGCGGTTCGTTAATGTTGACGGGACTAAAACATCCCTTGCGGCGGAATTTCCGTTGACGTTCTGGCTCTTAAAGTTGCTGAAGGTCGGGAGCTAAAAAATGGAAGTCTTGCCAGCACTATTTCGGCATTCCTGCTAGTAATGTGCCCAATTATCGCACGCACGATGTTGACGGCTCACCCCTGATAGCCCGTACAGCCGTGGTCGACGCCAGCCGATAGCCGCCGGCGCGCGCACTGGGATTCTTATAGTCTTGCGTCCCGCCAGCACGGCCCTAATGCGCGCCAGCTTCACGATCCACTTCCAGTCATAAGATTGCCGTATCCAAATTGCGGCCGCAATAGAGTTATCTTTTTGCATATTAGCGATCATCTCCCGCATCCCAGACAAACAGAACCACAGCGCGTAGATGACCGCAGCATAATCTAAGAACGTCTCGACGGTATTCATGGTCATGTGATTCCCTAGTTTTGTTTGTGTGCAAGGAAACCATACCAAAAAAATAGATACCGTCAACACAAAAATGTTCCGAAACGGCACATTTTATCGGGCCGTCACTTTTCCCACGAGATCGTGATTTGCCCCCGGTGCTCAGTGTCTACGTGCTGTTTTGCCTTGCCATAGGCCCGATCCAGCAACGAATTGGCGGCCATTGCCTTAGTCTTGTCGTCAGCGCTGTTGAGCATGAGCTCGGCGAGACATTGGATTGCGCGCGGTCCGAACTCTAGCGCAAGAAGGCGCACGTCAGCGTGCTGCTTATTTGGCACACCCTTTTTGCGTCCCACGCCCTTCGGGTTTCCTGGTCCCGCCATTGTAAATCCTCGCATAGCTTACATAATATTATAGATCATAACACAAAAAGCACAACCGTCTATTCTCTATCCTCAATAAACCGATGCAATCCCATTTTTCTTACTGCGTGTCTCTTTGGATGACCCGCCGTTGTTACTCCAAGCACAACAAGTCGCTCGCA